CGAAAAAAATTGCCATCGCCGAGGCAGCGAAACGCCTACCCACCGATGTAGTGGCAAGCAGGTATGGCGTCACGCGATCCTGGGTCCACAAGGTCGTCAGAAAAAAAGTGGACTGACTCGGCCCTACGAGTCCACAACCGCTTGCCATGCTTCGCCCCATGGCATCCATCCAAACCACCGAACCCACAGAACTGCGCGCCGGCGATACCTGGACCTGGCGCCGGGACGACCTGTCCGACTACCCGGCGGGCGATGGTTGGACGCTCACTTACTACTTCCGCACCGCCACCCACTATTTCAACGTCGTCGCCGCGGCCGATGGCGATGCTTATCTCGCCACCGTGGCCAAGGCCATCACAGCCACCTACGGCGCCGGTGCCTATGACTGGGTCGCTGTGGTCGGAAACGCCACCGAGCGCCATGAGGTCGACCGCGGCAAGACCACTGTCCTGCCCGACTACAGCGCCGCCGTCGCCATCGATGGCCGCACCTTTGCCCGTACCCTGCTCGACTATGTCGAAGCCGAGCTGCTCAGCCGCGGCAGCTCAGGCCGCCTGGACGTGGTCACCAGCGCCCTGGCCGACCGCAGCCTGACCCGCGACGCCGGCGGCCTGACCACGCTGCGCAACCAGCTCAAGGTCGAAGTGCAGCGCGAAGAGGCCGCCGAGCGGCGCCGGCAAGGTCTGCCCAGTCGCAACCGCATGCACTTCGTGGGCTGACCATGACGACCACGCCAATCCTCGCCGACGTAACCCTGGGCCCGGTGCGCGTCCGCCAGGCCGGCCAGCCGATGCCCGCGCCGCGCCGCCTGAACACTTGGGCCGCCGTGCGCTCCGAGGCGGTCAAGCCGCCCCATGTGCTCGCCCACCACCGCGCCCGGGTCCGGGCCGAGTATGCCGGTGGCACCATCCAGCGCCACAACGCCAACTGGATCGCCAGCCACAGCAACGCCAACCAGGCCTTGCGCTACACCCTGACCACCATGCGCGCCCGCTCGCGCTCCCTGGAACGCGACGACCCGCTGGTCAAACGCTTCCTGGCCCTGGTCGAGACCAACGTGGTCGGTGCCCAGGGCGTCAGCCTGCAAAGCCGGGTCGGCAATATCGGCCCGGATGGCCGCACCGTCATGGACGCCGCCGCCAATCGCATCTTCGAGCGCGAGTACGCCCTGTTCTCCCGCCGCGGCGAATACGATGTCACCGGCCAACTCGGCCGCGCCGCCTATGAGCGCCTGCTCATCCGCACCATCGCCCGCGACGGTGAAGTCCTGGAAAAGATCGTCTCCGACCCAACCAGCCGCTGGGGCTTCCGCCTGCAGATGATCGAAGCCGACTGGCTCGACGAGACCCTGAACGAAGACCGGCCCGACGGCAGCCGCATCATCATGGGCGTCGAGCTCTCCCCGGCAGGACGCCCAGTGGCCTACTGGCTGCGCGATCGCCACCCCGGCGACAGCCTCGGCCGCGCCGGCTACAGCCGCACCCGCTACAGCGCCGACGTGGTGCGCCACTACTTCGTGCCGATGCGGCCCGAGCAAGTGCGCGGCGTGCCCTGGATCCACGCCGCCATGACCCGCCTGTACCAGATGGGCGAGTACAACGAGGCCGCCATCATCGCCGCCCGCATCGGCGCCGAGAAGGTCATGATGCTAAAGGAGACCGAGCCGGGCGCCGCCGCCGCCATGACCGATGGCGAGGAAAACGACGGCACCTTCGTCTGGCGCTCCAGCAAGGGCGCCGTCGACATCCTGCCCGCCGGCACCGAGCCCGCGTCCTGGGTGCCAAACTACCCGGACGCCAACTACGGCCCGTTCGTCCTGGCCGGTGTGCGCGGCATCGCCTCCGGCCTCAACGTCGCCTACGAGAGCCTGAGCAACGACCGCCAGGGCGTCACCTGGACCAGCATCCGCCACGCCGTACTGGACGACCGGGATTCCTGGACCTTGATCCAGGACTGGCTGATTGACAGCAAGTCGCGCGACACCTACAGCGCGTTCCTGAGCTACGGCTTCCTGTCTCCAGCCCGCCCCTTCGATTACCTGCCCGCCAGCAAGATCGACAAGTTCAACGCGCCCAGCTTCCAGGGCCGCCGATGGGATTGGGTCAATCCTAAGGACGATGTCGAAGCCAAGCTCCAGCAGATCAAGGGCTGCCTCACCAGCCACCGCCGCGTCCTGGCCGAGCGCGGCATCGACCTGGAAGACCTGCTCATCGAGCGCCAGCAAGACCGCGCGCTGGCCGCCAAGTATGGCGTCGACCTCGATGCCGCCGTCCAGGCTCCGAACTACAACCAAGCGCCGCCCGCGCCCGTCAATGGAGAAATTCCGGCATGAGCCAAAAAATCCGCATCCGCGCCATGCAGGCCAACCAGGTCGAGATCGAGATCGACGGTGTCATCGGCTACTGGGACGACGGCGACGCGGTCGATGCCGACTACTTCATCGACGCCCTCAATTGGTACGCCGCCATGGGCACGCCGCTGTTGATCTGCATCAACTCCATCGGCGGCAGCTATATCCAGGGCCTGCGCATCGCCGAGGCCATCAAGTCTTACCCGCACGCCATCACCACCCGGGTCGAAGACCGCGCTTATTCCATCGCCTCGCTGATCGCCATGAGCGGCAAGCGCCGCGAGATCGCCGCCAATGCCAGCGGCATCATGATCCACAAGCCCTGGGCTGAGGACGTATCGGGCACCGCCGAGCAGTTGCGCGAAGTCGCCGACATGCTCGACGAGATCACCGCCATCTTCGCCGACGACTACCTCCGCCTCACTGGCGTCGATGTCAAGGCCTACCTGGACGGGACCGACCACCACTTCGCCCCGCAGGACTGCCTGGACCAGGGTTTCGTCGACGCAATCGTCACGGACCCCGAGATCATCCGCGGCGAACTCGCACCGCCGCCGGCCCGTACCCGGCCGGTAGAGCAGATCGCCGCCAGCCTGCGCGCCTGCATCCAGGCCCGCCACAACCTGAATCACACCATTGCAGCGGACCCGAAACCGGGCGAAGTCCGCACCAAGCAAACCCCGCCCGAACCCGCAATCACTAGGAGCACCACCATGGCTGATCCCGCCACCACCGCCCCTGCCCCCGCCGCTCCGGTGGATGTGCAGGCCATCCAAGCCAAGGCCCTGGCCGACATCCAGGCCCGTAACCGCGATCTGATCGACACCGGTAAGGCCTACGCCAAGTTCGGCGGCGAAGCCTTGGCCATGCAGGCCGTCGCCGAGGGCTGGGAAAAAGACCAGCTCAACGCCGCCCTGATGAAGGCCATGGCCGCCGGCCCGGCCCACGCCACCTATGGCGCCGGGGCTCGGGCCCAGGACAACCTGGACGCCCAGACCAACGGTTTCAAACACTTCGGCGAATTTGCCCACCACGTGCGCAACGCCGCCCTCGGCAATGGTCGCGTCGACGAGCGCCTGGTACGCGCCGCCGCCACCAGCTACGCCAACGAAGGCAGCGGCGGCGACGGCGGTTTCGCCGTCCCGCCCCAGTTCGCCCAAGCCATCGCCGCCCTGGCCATGGAAGAAGACTCCCTGCTGGCCATGACCGACTCCACCCCGGTCACCGGCAACAGCATGTCCTTCCCCAAAGACGAGACCACGCCCTGGGGCTCCACCGGCGTCATCGCGAACTGGGAAGGCGAGGGCGATACCAACACCGAGCGCAAGCCGGTGCTCAGTCTCGACCACCTGCGCCTGAAAAAGCTGGTGTGCATGGTCAAGGCCACCGACGAGCTGCTGGCCGATACCCAGGCCATGGCCGCCTACCTGCGCAACAAGATGGGCCAGGCCGTGCGTTGGAAGTCCAACGACGCCATCATCAACGGCACCGGCGTCGGCCAGCCCCTGGGCATCCTGCGCGGCGGCTCCGTGGTGGAGGTCGCCAAGGAAACCAGCCAGGCCGCCGACTCCATCGTCGCCGCCAACATCGCCAAGATGTACGCCCGGGTGTTCAAGGCCGGCGGCCCGGTGGTATGGCTGCACAACCCGGACGCCTTCCCCCAGATCATCACCCTGTCGCTCAACAGCAACCCGATCTGGGTGCCGAACAACCAGGGCTTCCAGGGCGCGCCCAACGGCTTCCTGCTCGGCCGGCCCCTGATCGAAACCGACGCCTGTGACACCGTCGGCGATGTCGGCGACCTGATCCTGGCCAACATGGGCGGCTACCGCTCCATCACCAAGGCCGGCGGCGAATCCTTCAGCGAGTCCATGCACCTGCACTTCGACCAGGACATCGTCGCCTACAAGCTGGTGTTCCGCATGGATGGCCAGCCCTCCCTGTCCGCCGCCGTGACGCCGCCCAACAGCGCCGCCACCCGCAGCCACTTCGCCACCCTGGCCGCACGCGCCTAACCCTACGGGCCGGCCCGGGCCGGCCCATGACCGAAAGGACACACCATGCACCCCAACGTCCCCGTGACCGATGTCGCCAAGCTGGTGATGGGCTCCCCCATCATCGGCGCCCTGGCCACCACCAACGGCGACTGCGATTACGTCAGCCTGAAGGGCTATGACCGCGCCACCATCATCATCCTGGTCGACAACGCCGCCACCGTCACCGGTGCCGCCATCACCCTCAAGCAGGCCACCGCCGTGGCCGGCACCGACGAGAAGGCCCTGGCATTCAGCTCCATGCGGGCCAACGTCGACTGCGCCGCCGGCGATACCCTGACCGATACCGCCGTCACCAGCAACACCTTCACCACCGACACCACGGACAACAAGAATCTTATGTACGTGATCGAGGTGGCGGCCTCTGACCTGGACGTGGCCAACGGTTTCGACTGTATCCGCGTCGACAGCCTGCTCATGGCCAACGCCGTCGGCGCGGTCATGTATGCCCTGCACGGCGCCCGCCACGCCAGCCCGCAGGCCATCTCCGCCATCGTTGACTGAGCATGGACTTCGGCCCGGACCTTGCCGCCCTGTATGCCGAGTTCGGCACCGACATCAGTGTCGCTGTCGACGGGGCAACGCAGACCGCGCGCGGTTACTTCACCGCGCCGGGCGCCGCGGCGCTGTCCGGTGCCGGGATCAGCAACGACTACACCATCGAGCTGTCGGCGCTCAGCCTGCCCAGTATCCGGGCCGGCGCCACGGTCACCATCTCGGGCACCAGCTATAAGGTGCGCGAGATCTGGCCGATAGACGACGGCTCGGTCCGCCGCCTCACACTGCGCAAGGTCTGACATGACCAGCAAAGCCGAACAGATCGCCCAGGCCATCATCACCCGGCTGACCGTGCCACCCCTGACCGGCATGACGGCGGCGGAGGTATTGCGCGACCCGCTCGATGCCCTGGACTCGGCCGACTACCCGCTGCTGTGCGTCGAGCTTGGCGATGAGTCGCCGCCGACCCGGCCGGTCACCGGGGCGAAACAGCGCAGCGTGCTGGTGCACGTCAGCGTCCTGGCCAATGGCGCCACGCCCCTGGTGGCCGCCGACCCGATCGCCACCGAGGCCGCCGGCCGGATCCTCGCCGCCCCGGAACTAGGCGGCCTGGCCATCGATACCCTCGAGGGCGCGACCGAGCGGATCAAGGACGAGCTGGGCGAGGGCAGCGCCAAGATCACGATGACCTTCCAGGTCGTGTACCGAACCACCGAAACCTCCAAGGAGTCATGATGGCCAAAGCCTCACCCATCCCCGCGGCCGATGAATACGACGGCCAGGGCGGCAGTTATGAGATCGACCCGACTACCGGCGTGCGTCACCTGGTGGCGCAAACCCAAGCACCTGACCGGGGCAGCCCCCCGCCCGTTGTTGCGGTGCAGACGTCTGCACCGGCCGACGTGACGCCCGCGCCCGCGCCGGCTGTCGACACCCCCACCCCGAAATCCACCAAGGAGTAAGCCATGGCCCGTCTATCGAAAAAGCGCGTCTTGCTGGCCAAGATCGAAACCACCTCAGGCCAGGACTCGAGCCCCCTGATCGCCAATGCCGTTCTATGTGGCGATATCCAGCTCAACGGCATTGAGGCCGCGTTCGCCAAGCGCAAGGTCATCCGGCCGTACCTGGGCGCGCCAGGCTCGGTGATGACCACCACCAAGTCCAGCGTCAAATTCGGCGTCGAAGTCGCCGGCGCCGGCGCCGCCGGCACCGCGCCGGCCTATGCCGACCTGCTGCGCGCCTGCGGCCTGGCCCAGACCATCAGCGCCGGGGTCAAGGTGGAATACAAGCCGATCAGCGCGGCATTCGAGTCAACGACCATTTACGGCCACGACGACGGCCTGCTCTACAAGTTGCTGGGCGCCCGCGGCAACGTCGAGCTGAACCTGAGCGTGGGCGACATCCCCATGTACACCTTCAATTTTGAGGGTCTCTATGGCGGCACACCCACCATCGTCGCCAACCCCAGCGGCACCCTGCCGACCTATACCCAGCCGCTCGCGGTCACCGATACCAACTCCGGCCTCATCACCATTGCCGGCAGCACCTACAGCTGGGAAAGCTGCAACGTCAACCTGGCCAACCAGGTCAAGCACACCCCGCTGGTCGGCCGCGAGAGCGTCGAGATCACCGACCGCGAGCCGGTCGCCAAGGTGGTGATCGACGCCTCGGCCACCGAGGAGCGCGCCCTGATCCAGCTGGTCGAGTCGGGCGCCCTGAACGCCTTCCAGGTCATCCATGGCACCGCCGCCGGCAACATCGTCCAGATCGACGGCCCCAAAGTCCAGCTCACCAACCCGACTCGGCAAGAGGTCGACGGCCAGATGCTGATCGCCTTCGACCTGGTGATGACGCCGAATTCCGGCAACGACGAGCTGGTGCTCACCATCAAGTAACCCACGGCGCGGCCCGGCCGCGCCCAACCAGGAAACAGACATGTTCAAGATCAAACCGAAAGCCACCTTCCCGTTCAAGGCCACCCTGCACGCCCCGGGCGAAGGCCGTCAAATCTGCACCTTCGAGGGCCGCCACTTCGGCCAGGAGGAGCTGCAGAACGTGCTGGAAGGCGCCAGCAACGACAACGACATCACCAAGGCAGTGGTGTGCGGTTGGACGCGCAAAGACTTCGACGCCGACTTCTCCGATGAGAACCTGGCCGAGATGCTGGCCGCCTACCCGGGACTTGGCAGCCAGATCGCCAAGGCCTACCTGGCCGAGCTGGCCGGGGCGCCGCAGCTAAAAAACTCGCCGCCGCCGGCCGCCACTGGGCACTAGGCGGCCGAGCCGACGACGCCGAACTGCGCCGCGAATTGCGCCTGTTCGGCGCGGCGGAGGACGACATCGAGCGCCTGGCCGAGCAGCTCGGTGCCGGAACGAAAGGGGATTACGAGGTATGGCCGTGCAACTGGCAGACCGTCACGACATTCATGGGCCTGGCCACCCAGTGGCGCTCGGCCCCCATGGGCGGCGTCACCGGCATGGACTACTCGGCGATCACGCCGACGGTATTGCGCGGCCTGGGTGTGGCCTGGCGGGAGTGGCCGGAGGTGTTCGCCGGCCTGCGGGTGATGGAGTCCGCCGCGCTGGAGGCGTTCAGCGAGGCCGGTGGACCAGGGTCCACCACAGCCAGGCGACGCGCAGCAGCAGGATCGGAATGAGCACCACCGCGGTGGCCATGGCGGCCAGGACGAACAGGAATAGGGCAGACGCGATCATGGAGCAAGTATAGATGGCCTACGGCACTACGGCACTCACCTTGGCGGCCGTGCTCAAGCTCCAGGACGAGCTGAGCCAGCCGCTCGATACCGCCATCCAGGGCGCGAAGAAGCATTTCGACGAGCTCTCGATCACCGCCCAGCGGGTCGAAAAGATCAAGCTGTTCGACGGCCT